GCGGCTCCGTCTTTGACAGATGAACCAATAGCAATTTGTGTTCCACCTTGGACAGTTCCAGCTGTAAGGTCGGAAACAGCAAACAAAACCTCGTCTGATGGGCGAAGCTCAAGATTGATCTTGACTTCGTGGTACTGAAGTGCAATCAATGGCAAGGCAAGTCCAGGGTTACGGCAAAACCAGAACTGAAGTGGGATGTAAAGCGTAGTTTCAGGAAGTGCATTACGAGGGGCACATACTGCGGCTGGGACATCAGCTGCGGCACAGGCACTGTCAACATCAGCGAAAGATGGATCAATCAAGTAAGTAAGTTGGGTGGTTTGTCCAACCATCTTGTTGTATCCACGCTCCTGCTCGGCGGTGAGGGTAAGCTGGTTCCAGATGTGCATCCAGTCACCATACTGTCTGTCGATGCGTTGTCCTCCAATCTCAACTTCAACCATTGAGATAAGTTGCTCACCAGGGTAGTCTAACCAACGAGCGTAAGTTTTTTCGCATTTACCTGCGTCAGTTCCACAGCAACCTTCTTGGCCAATCTCTGGGAGAGTGACCTGAAGGTAGGTGCGGTATGCAAGATCACCATTTCTGGAGATAGTGCATTGGACTCTGCGGCCGAAATCGGCTTGTCCGTTAAAGGTTTGTTCAATTGATTCCATAGCAAAGTTGGTGTGTCTGCGGTATGTAACTTTCCAGAAAGTAATCTGTGGATTACCTGTAAGATAAACGTCTTGTGCGCCATAGGCAACGAGCTGCATTAATCCTCCTCCCATTAGTTATACTATTGCTAAAGAAAAAAAAATTTTCGTTTTAATTTTAATTTAATTTAAAGTTATGGTAAGGCACAAAAAAAATAATGTTTTATTTAACATTATTTTTCCTTTGATTTTGGTTAATTACATTTGATTTATAATTTTGTTTATATCGAAATTATTTTCCAAAAATTGTTTTAAATAATTATCTAAAAAAACTTCTTTCTGTCCTTCATGATTTTTTGTGAAAATATACATATTATTCTTTTTCTTTATCCGCCACCCTTCTTCTAAAGCATTATAAAGAAATGCCATCTTGTGTAATTTAATAGCATCAATTTGCATAGTATTATTGATATCTTTGTCAATATCCATTAAATATCGGAGAGAAAGATAATATTAAAATTTAACTTTATTTTGAACATTAACAAAATATATAATTAAATAAAAGAGATTAATATACTATAATGCCGTCCTTTAAACCAAAAGCCAATAAAAAAATATTGGTATCAAAAAAATCCAATGTCACCGTTGATAGTAAACATCAGGAAAAGATGATAGAGTTTAAAAAAAATGAGAATACAATAATACCTAAATTAAAGGAGGAACGAAAAAAATATAAGAATAAATTAAAAACAAAAAATTTATCAATTGATGAAACATTGGAACTAAAAGATAAAATTAGACAACATGCAAAACAAATTAACCACTATGAAAAGGAGCGTAAAAATTATTTACTGGATAATTCCAAATATGTATTTGATTATTATGAAAAAAAAAAGGAATTGGCAGATGGAAATGATAGCAAAACAAAGGTATTGTTTTCATTTTTTAATAAAAAGAATGAAACAAAATCTAAAAAACAAGAAGTAAATAATACTCAAAAATATCTTAATAATATCGATGAATCTTTTTTAAATATAAATGATTATATTCATTTACACGAAGTGTGCGATAAATGCAGCGGTGAATTAATCCCGGTAGAATCGGAAGGTGTAATGATTTGCAAAGTTTGCTCCCATCAAATTAATTTTATAATAGAACACGAAAAACCATCATATAAAGAACCACCTAAAGAAGTGTGTTTTTATGCTTATAAGCGCATAAATCATTTTCGTGAAATATTGGCTCAATTTCAAGCAAAAGAGACTACACAAATCCCGGATGAGGTACTCACAAATATTACATTGCAAATAAAGAAGGAGAGGATAACGTTAGCACAAATGACTAATAAAAAAGCGAAAGATATTTTAAAAAAGTTAGGATACAATAAATATTACGAACATATTCCTTTTATTAAAGATAAATTAGGTATAAAACCACCTATTATGAAACCTCGATTGGAAGAAACGTTATGCTGTCTTTTTATGGATATACAAAAACCTTATGCTAAACATTGCCCCGATGACAGGGTGAATTTTTTAAATTACTATTATGTACTATATAAAATGTGCGAATTACTAGGAGAGAATCATTTCTTATCTTTTTTTCCAATGTTAAAGGATCCCGTAAAGCGTATCGAACAAGATGATATTTGGAAAAAAATTTGCAAAGAATTGCAATGGGAATTTATCCCAACAATATAATTCTTATTACAATAAAAATTATATGAATATTAACTTAACGAGGGAATCCAACAAGGTTCGCTCCCATTCCAAATCCGGCTCCCGATCGTGCTGATACAGCCATACTTGGTACATAAGTATCTAAAATACTGAATGTTGCAGCAGCTGTCAAAGCAATAAGCATAACCTCATCTAAATTCATGGAGCGTTTTGGGATTGCGTAGGCTGCGATGGCAACCATGATACCTTCAACAACGTATTTAACGATGCGTCTGACGAGTTCGCCAATGTCTAAAATTTGTCCTAATTGTCCGAGCATTTATATAATTCAGCAAGAAAAAAAATATATATATGCAATAAAAAAACTTAAAATAATATGACTAGAAATAAAATATAATGACAGATAAAAATAGCTATGAGAACCAATTTTTGTCCAAAGGAGTTAATAATCCTAAATATGTTGATTTATTGGAGGAAGATAAACCAATTGCAGGACAGAAATATTGTTGTGTGAGTTTTGTATCACCGGAAAAAATTCTAAAAAAGAAAGAACTGTTTTACTTTCAAGAATTCCTAAAACATTGGGATTTTACTAAATCAACAGAAAAATTCACACAATTTCTAAACTTTCTTGCTTTTAAATATAATCTGAATTTCGATAAGGTTATGGTTGATTTTCAAGAATATACTAAATCAGAATCGGACAAACTTGTCAAAACCACCCTTGATGATGATTACAAAAATTTCGTTGATGCTAAAGAAGAAACTCTAGAACAAGATTTTAATACTGCATTTGATTTTCAAACGAGTACTCGGGGAATTAAAATACGAGGAGCATACCCTACACAACAGGAAGCTGAGTTAAGATGTAGGATGCTTAGAGAGGTAGACCCAAACCATGATGTTTATGTGGGTCCGGTGGGTTTGTGGATGCCTTGGAATCCGGAAGCGTATAAAACAGGTCGTGTGGAATATTTGGAAGACGAGTTAAATCAATTGATGAGTGAAAAAAATTTGAATGAGAAACAAGCCAAGGTTGCATTTGAAAAACGCGTTAGGGAATCAAAACGCGCTGCCATTGCAGAAAATGTCAAAATTGCACAGGATAGTGGTAATAAATTAACGCAAAATATCGATAGTGAAGGTAATTTAATTGGAGTTGCTAATATGAATACTACTGAAGCAGGATTAAATGGTGAAGTATCTTCTGCGGATATTAGAAAAGAACTTTTTGAAGGAGCCAACGTTAGAACGCGCGAGTCTGACAAAGCACAAGAAGCCGCACAAGAAGCCGCACAAGAAGCCGCACAAGAAGCCGCGCAAGAAGATAAAGTGGATTTGGAAATCACTGAAAAGAAAGAAGATTAAATAATTTTATAAAATTGATTATAAAATCATATGTTTATTGTAATTAAAGATGAATGCCAATAAACCAAAACTTAATTTTACTGATAAATTACCACCAATGACAATAGTAATTGACAATGCGATTATTGAAAATACTCCACATAGTTCTAATACCCAAGTTAAAAAGAAGAAAACTCCTAAGAGATGTCAATTAAAAGGCTGTAAGAAAAAGTTGTCAATCACTGCATTCGATTGTAAATGTAAAAAGAGATTTTGCAATTTACATATATACTCAGACAATCACAATTGTACCTTTGACTATAAAAGTTTATATAAACAAAATTTAATTGATAGAGCAGAGTTGGGAGGAGGCGAAGTTGATAAGGTAGGAGAAAGAATTTAAATTACCAGCGACTTTTCTTGACGTTTATCCGTGGCCCTTTTCTTTGCGCTTTGGGATCAAATGTTTCCTCGTCGTCGTCAGAACCAATATCTTTTGACATTTCCCAAAATTCCTTAGAACCGAGTTTAAAATCTCGATGCGCATCTGCCTTATACCAAAATATTTGGTCATCTAATTTATTAGATTTGGCATTATTGGCTATTACCAAACATTCATAATTTTCCGTACATTGATCCATCACTTGACAAAAGCTCTCAAATGTTGGAAACATACCGGCATAATTTTCATATATGCGTTTTCTATTGTTAATATAAGGTTCGCGAAGAATAAAAGTATAATCTATATTTGTTCTTAGATTTGGAGGAACCCCTAAAGGGTATTGCATTGTTATAACTAACATTATTTTCCAATGACGACCATTCATGAACAGAAGACGCATCAATTTATCTCGGGCCCAACTATTATCATATAAACAATCATCTAGAATAACAAATGCTCTACCATCTATATTACTTCTTCCGTATGCAGCAACCTCTTTGTTTATTTGTTTAATGACCATTTTTTGCCGTTTTAAAATATTCTCAATTATAGCAGTATTATATTCATCGTGGATAAATAATTTAGGAACCATCTTAGAATAAAAACCATTTCCCGCTTCTGTTCCCGAAATAACCGTTCCTATTGGGATATCTTGATGGTGATACAACAAATCCTTTACTAAAAAAGATTTTCCTGTATCACGCCGCCCTATTAAAACGATAACGGGTCCCTGAGTCTCACTCGATTTGTATTTGATATTTTTCATATCGAACTTTTTTAATTCCAAATTCATATTATTTTTCATTTATATTAAAATTAATATGAATTTACGCAATAAGTTTAAAGCTTATATAAATTTTATCAATAAACACTAATGTTTAACTTATATTATAAAAAAAATGACAATGTCCCTCTTTTTAGTTCTCTGAACGACATAGGAATTTCTAATGCGCAAAATTATATTCCGCTTTACAACCAATTTTTTTCTCTTAAAGAATCCAATTACAAGAATCTTAACTTGAATCACAAATATCATATTACAAATGTGACAAAGACAGATAAACGCAATAAATTTAATTGTATTGTGAATGCCAATGGCAAAAACGAGAATAAATTATGTTTTTTTAAATTCTCTCCATTATTGGATCCTGTAAAATATATGGTGGGAAAATATAAAGATTTAGGGGAAACAGAACGCATCGCATTGCCGGAACTAACTGAAAGTATTTGTCATAAGAAAGTGCTTGACCCAAATAATTCGGCATATGCAGATAGTTTCTTTTCTTATTTAACAAGTCAGTTATATCATAATTGTTATTTTCCCCACGGTTTAGATTTCTTTGGGTCATTTCTTGGAATTCAGAAAAAATTTGTTTATAATGTGGCCGATGATATAGATTATTTACATAATTCAACCTATTTTCATAAAAATCAAGAAGATAAATTCAAACTTGAGAATATTGATCTAGGAATGTTAGTAGATTTTGATACAAGAAATTATAAGAAAAAACTGAATATTGGTAAAAATGTTAGTAACAAAAATATTGATTCTGTTAACAACGACGATTTTAAAGCAGTGTTTCATTTATCTGATATTTCTAGCAATAGTAATCCAACACAACCAGACCTGGTTTTTGAATTTGATTTACCTCACAACCAATCAAGAAAAACCGACTCGACTTGTTCTTCGCGATCATCAAATACACATTCCCAATGCTCGGATAATGAAGAGACCATTTCTTCCAACGATGACAGTGGTGAAGAAGAATCATCCACCATATCTAGTCTTGATTCGGATATAGAAGTCAATAGTGTATTGTTTGATTTTCCAACACAAGTAATATGCTTAGAGTGTTTAGATGGAACGCTGGACTCGTTATTGAATGAAGAAAATGAGATGGGTGCCGATGAATGGAGAGCCTGTTTATTTCAAATTATCATGATGTTAATTATATACCAAAAAGTTTTTCATTTCACTCATAATGATTTGCATACAAATAATATAATGTTTAAAAAAACAGAAAAGCAATTTTTATATTATCGATACAATCAAAAATATTATAAAGTCCCGACATTTGGAAAAATCTTCAAGATCATTGATTTTGGACGCGCTATATATAAATATCAAGGTCGTTTTATCTGCAGCGATAGTTACCATTCAAAAGGTGACGCGGCTACCCAATATAATTGCGAGCCTTATTTTAATCCGAAAAAGCCAAGATTAGAACCCAATATGAGTTTTGATCTATGTAGATTAGCGTGCTCATTATTTGATTATTTTGTAGAGGACCCAAATGATATTGACCCAATGGATCATTTGGCAAAATTAATGGTAGAATGGACACAAGATGACAAAGGTCGCAATATTTTGTACAAGAAAAACGGCGACGAAAGGTATCCCGATTTCAAATTGTATAAAATGATTGCCCGAACCGTACACAAACATACACCTCAGGCTCAATTATCAGGACCATTTTTCAATAAATATATTGTTCCGCGTAAAAAAGTTGGTAGGAAAACCAAATTTGTAGATGTGGATAAAATGCCTGACTTGAGCGAAACTGATAATACGGTCGTCCATTGTTAAAATTTGAATTTAACGATTAATATGAATAGCAATTCATATAAATCATGACACTTTTAATTCCACGGCCTTCCACACGCATTCCTGGTTTATGGTCAGGCTGTTGTTGCTGATGTGGTAGTCTACGTGCGTCATTTCTTGCTGCAGCTACACACCTCTTCTCTTCCTTTTTCTGGTTTTTCGGCGTTTTCTTTTCTTTATTTTTTTCTTTCTGGTTTTTCGGCGTTTTCTTTTCTTTCGGGTTTTTCTTCTTTTACCTCCCCTGTTTCGTCTGGTTCGTCGCATCATGTCCTTGGGGGAAACACTCTCTTTGGTCGACGGCCACAGCCGACCTACTTGTGAAGAGGTGTCGGTTTTAACAAGCTGGTTTAGACCGCTAGTATACGACACGCTGGCTCTTGGATATTTTGTTAACCCTGGCTTCGCCAGTCTACTAGTGGGTTTGCGAACTGCGACCGGTATGTTTTTGCTTTTTTGCTTCACGGTTGTATTTTTTCTTTCTTTTTTTTTCTGCTCTCGAAGTGATAACGGTTTAGTTGTACGATGGTTACTTCTCGGCCTTTGTTCGGCGTGGACGAGCGTGACCTCTGGCCTGTACACACCGCCAGTAGGGTTTAACATTTTTGCAATTTGTTCTGCTCGTGTTAATGGTTTGGACATATATATATATCTTCGATTTAAAAATCAGGAGGCGCTGTAAAAACTGAGGGAGCACCAAGAGTGGCTTTTAATGGTTCCAATTGTTGTATAATGAAATCGCCTCCCAATACACTTAAATATACCATGACAGCCTCTCGTAATAAAATTTTGAGCGGTTTGTTCTCTTTGAGAATAAATCTCATTTCTAAAAACCGCATTAGTAGATATAATCCCGCAATTACTAAAGCTCCCACAAATGTATATGTATTCATTAATATAATCCAAAAGAATCATATTAATATTTTACCGCATTACAAAGTTTCAACACCTGTTAAAAGAGGTGGTTTTTTAAGTGACAAATTGTTATCCAAAACTTGAACATCTAAAGCATCTAATTTTAAAGAAGGTGCGTCGCTGAAAATAGTCAATTTATCCCCATCATCATCTTCTTCCGCTTCGTCGAGTTTTCTTTGGTCGTTTCGGATTTTACTAATTTTCTCTAGTCTGTCGATGGTTTTTGGCGCAGCAATCTCTTCTGCTGGAGGATTATTAGTTGATGATAAATTTTTATTATAGTTAACAACGCTGTCAGTGTCATTAAAAGTTATAGTGCTCGTTTTGACAACTGGGGCATATTCTGTCTCTATTTTAACCGGCGTAATAACTTCTTTTTCGATCTGCAATTTATTCTCTAAATCTTTAATGGTATCTTCAATTTCTAATTTAAGCTGTCCGTCCTTTTTCTCTTCGAATACTTTTACAGTGTCATCCGATGTAGTATTGTCTACTCCTGATTTTATTGCGTCTGCGGCCTTCTTAATTTCTTCTTTAACTTCGGCAGAAATGGATTCTTGTAAATTGTTGGAAGCATCTGTTACTTTAACAGGTTCAACTATTTCTTCTTCTACTATTTCTTCTTCGGTTGTTTCATCCATATATGCTCTGAGAATTTTCTCAACAGGCATACTTTCTCTTACTGTATTTAATATACATTCTTTACAAATAGTTTCACATTCGCGAAAATTCTTTTGCTGTGTCAATGGTTCTATATCAGTTTCAAATAGGTAAACATTACTATAACATTTTCGAGCACATTTAATGTATACTTTATGAATAAAATCAGATATTTTTGGTATATCAATATCAATTTTCTTCTGTTTTGTAGCTACTCGTATACTAGTTAATACCTTCAATTGAGTGATATGCACACACGTCAATAAATCTTCTAAATAATTACACTTGCTTTGCTGAATAATTCTTTTTGTTTCATTATCGATGAGCTCTTGATTCCATTTGGGCACTCTAGTAAGAAAATTTTGAAAGGTCATTAAATATTTATCATATTCGTCATTATCTTTGCACAAAGAACAAGCTTCTTTAAATATAGACTGTAAACCTTGAATCAATAATGGTGTAAGGATATTTACAAGATTGGCCGAGTATTCATTTTTTGCTTCGCTCAATACAGAGGTATTATAATCATCCATTTACATTTCTTTTATATTTTCTAAATATAACTCCGGACGCATAAATACCACATTTATTACAAAAGATATTAGTAATATTTCATTTCTAAATTCTTTCCGAACTTTGTCGAAATAGATTAATATACCAAATTTTCTCTTGTTTTCAATCTTAGAACTATTATAAATAATTTGTATTATATCTAAAGCAGAATAGGCTTTCTCATACAATTTTGTAGAAAAGGCAATGCATTTTTCTATTGTCGTATAATTAGATTTTTTATCAACTTGATTAATTAACCAAGAATTTCGTTTATTATTTAATTTTTGATATTTCGCTTGTGTAAACTTTTTCTTATATAAATGTAGACTAGTCTCTTTGCCATCAATAATCGGTAAACGAACAAAGATATTGCAAAATCTAGATAAAATAGGTTTTAATAATTTATTTTGATTTTCAATAACTATAAAAAACCTTGTTGTATGACTAAATTGTTCTATACATCTTCTCAACGCAGATTGCGCATCCGTGGTTAATTTATCAGCGTTAAATAATACAATGCTCTTGAATATATTACCATGTTGGAGGTGAATATTTGTCTTGGCAAAGAATTTAAGTTCATCTCGGATAAATCGAATACCCTTACTATGCGCACAGTTGATATACATTACATACCGTTTGATATTATCCTCTGTCTTGTAAATATTGGTAATAAAGTAGCGCAGTATATATCTTTTACCACATCCCGATGGTCCATAAAATATAATATGGGGTATTTTTTTTTCTACAATAAATGTGTTTAGTTTATCCTTTATATCCCGATGTATATCTAATTCTACCATTACTAATAATTTAATAAATATGTTTAATATAACTTTTATATTAAAGTTATATCAAATTAAGCTACGCTGTATAATGATTTTGTGTAAGGATTGTTGTTAAACGCATTAAGTGTAGCTGGATTATTTCTTTCACAATCCTGCGAAACCTCTCTTATATTTCGACCCATTACTGCTCCAAATGTTGAAATATTTCCCGGTTGTTTCGGCATATTAGGGACTAATTGGTCTGGCTGAATACTGCCAATTTTACCTATTGAGACATTTTGAGTATCATTAAACAAAGACATGCTTCCCGTGTTTTCAAATGCGCCTTGTGCCGCTTCCAATACTTCTTTATTTGGATTTAAATTAGCATTATATGCAGCATTGTATACTGGACCAGCAGTAGACCAAGGCGTGGCACCCGCATCTCCCGTGTATGAACAACTCGTAGTATCACGCTGGTTAGTGATTGGCTGATATTCTGCGGATAAATAACCACCTTCGTTAACACCATACGTCCCTTCAACATTTCCATTCGGTCTAATATTCTCAATAGTTTGTTCCTTAATAGTCGTTTTAGTGCGGTCCGATGGATTCCAGACTCTCGCCTCATTGACACCATATGCACCCCCGGCATTACCGTTTGGTCGCATATTACCTATTACATTTTCTTTTCTGGATGGTCTCAATACATCTAAAAGTGGCGCAGTAATAGCCCGAACCCATCCATTTACAATGCCAAACTCATCCGCTTGCCTAGTTGTCGTGCGCGAATTAGGCAATACTTGGTATCCATCTTTACCATAGTCATCTTTTGTTGAGTCTCCTCCAGCCTTGTAGGTTTGGTTATAGGCAGGACCTTTGTATTTGTCGAATGAAGCAAGAACGGGTCTTCTGGATTTTCTAAAGTTCTGTTCCGCCATACCTGCTAAACTAGAACCGTCTTGATTACCATTTCCATTACCGAAATATTCACGACCCACATTACTTTTAATGGGTTGCATAACCTGAGCAGAACGATTTGTTGGACCTTTCTCTTGTCCCGTTGTCGTAAACCATCTATCGGGCGAATTCAAATAGAATGTATCTGGTCTATTTTTTTCAACTTTGCCTTCGTGACCTCTAACAAACATGCCTTGTGCAGGACCTTCATGATTTGCTAAACCAAATGTAACTTTTGGATTGGTTTTGGTTCTCAATTCATCTACCGTTTTTGGTAGCCATTGTTTACGGGCTTCCATGCCGGAATTAAATCCATTCGAACCTTCACTACTAAATCCTTTGTTTAATCCAGGACCGACTCTTATTTCTTCCCAAGGTTTCGTATTTGAAACATGGCGGGAAGGATTCATGCGCGATTGTATGAAGTCGCTTGTATTAGGTGTACCATGAGCCCAAGCCATATTTTTTTGCGGCTTAAATAGAGGAGCTTGAGCGGATTTTCTTATTTGTTGAGAACCACGTCCTTGCATTTGATCAAGCAAACCTTCATTTCCATTAAATCCTGTCGTGCGTTGCGTGACTTTGGACCCAAAAAAAGGCACCATATTATTATGTTTCATGTCGCATTTTTGCATTTCACTTCCCGCAAGCGATTGGAAAATTGCTGCATTTGTAGGGTCGCCACCATCCTCTACTTTTTTTTCATATACTTTTTGTTGGAAGTATCTATCTGTCGCTGCATTTGGTGCAGGATAGTATTTGGTGTTACTTGTTAATTCTGAATAAGTTGGTTTCGGATAATTTACAGGGGGGTTTACTGGTAAATGAGACTTTACATGCCCGGAGATTAATTCTTGTTGATGAGGCCCCGATACATTATCAAATCCTTCTTGTGGATGAGACTTCTTTTTATCGTTGCTTATCAACCACATTGCACCTAAAGCTACCATGGGAATTGCTATTTCTGCCATTTATATATAATGCAACATATTTTCTTACTAAATTAAAACAGAAAATATATTTATTTATTCATAGGACAAGGGATTTTTGGAGTAAAGTTATCGCGCTCTAAAAGCTGTGTATTAAGATTGTTTTGGAACGGCATACATACGTTTTCTTGAGGATTCAAGAAAAGCGGATATCTATTCGATTGTTCTAAATCTCTGTACAAAAATGCGGGATGTGTTGATCTAGACTGGGAGGTAAATTCCTGACCACAAGTAGGATACTCTTTTTTCGCGGAGAACACTACACCCGAGAAGGGGAATTCTTTTTTAGTGCAATCTTTTGAGAGCGGTCTTGTAATGCCTAAAAGATCACTGTTAATATCAATTGGTGCGCCACCGGGTACTCTGCGAAGATTGGTTCCCCACTCTTGCATACGGATTTGAGGGTCGTCGAAGAAGCAAGGTTTATTGCCCCAACCGGGTTTGTTGAGCATGTATCGTCCTGGTCCTGTAGATTCTTCTAAAAGCTTCTTTGTGCGGCATGGGTCGTAATTAAATCTTGTAAAAGACATGATATAATTATGTTA